CATTATTTCCTCATTTTCCTCGTGAATTAGCCATAATTCATAAAGGTTCATCAGCACCCATTAAAGTATCTACTTGTTCTGAAAAGAGAGAAACATCAGTAGTGCCTAATGAAGTATAAGTATAATCTTCTGATGAACCAGCAACTGAAAAGGTAAAATTAGACATATTATCTACACCATTACCATATCCTGATAATACTTTTGTTCCTGCAAAGGTAGCATCTTCTGGCATAACTCTAGTACAATAAAGTTGTTTACCATATTTTAGATATCCTACACAAGCAAGAATATCTAAATAAGATGAATTTGTTGGTTTTCCAAAGGTATTAATTAATTCATCAGTATTAGTAACTAAATACTGTTCATTTTCTGGACCTTTATAAGTATTTCTTAAAACATTAACTGCAACAGAAGTAGCAACTGCTGGTATAGTGGTTGTTAAATCTATTTCTTTTGTATATACACCGGGCGAAAGTGAGAATGACATTTTTATTCCTCCATATAATTTACTTTTAAAAATAAGTTTCTGTAATCTTATTATTATTTATATAAATACTAATATTTTTTTAAAAAATGTTGACAAATGATAAAAATATTGGTATTAATATATTAAACAATAAAAAAGGATTGAAAAATGAAAATATGTTATGATGAATTAGAAAAACATCAAATTAAACTATCTAAAAATGGTAATTTTAGATTTTGGTCTGGATCACAATGGAAAACAATTTATTATCATGAATCATGTGAAAATTGTGGACATCCTTATTTATCAGGAAAAACCCAAAGATTTTGTTGTAAATCTTGTTCAAATTCTTTTACAATGAAAAATTCTCCTGAAAGATGTAGAGAATTTATCAAAAACAGTAAAAAATCAAAATTAGAAAAATATGGTGATGAATGTTATAACAATTCTAAAAAAGTATCAAAAACAAAAAGAAATAAAAGTAAAGAAGAAAAGGAACTAACACAAAAAAGAAAAGAAGAAACATGGATTAAAAATTATGGTGTTTCAAATCCTAATAAATGTAAAAAAGTAAGAACCAAAATAGAAAATACTAATTTAGAAAAATATGGACATAAGTGTTCTTGGGGTAATAAAGAAGTAAAAGAAAAATGTTTAAAAACAGTAAAAGAAAAATATAATTGTGATGATATTATTAATGTATTTCAAATAGAAGAAATCAAAAACAAAAGTAAACAAACATTATTTAAAAAGTATGGTGTTGATAATGTTTTAAAAGACCCAAAATTTAGAAAAGATGGATATGAAAAAACTAAAAAATTATTAGAAACAATAAACAATAAATCAGAAGAAGAAAAAGAGTTAATTAGTAAAAAATTAAGTGATTCTTGGAATAATAAATCAGAAGAAGAAAAAGAAGAAATCATTTTAAAAAGATATAATACTAAAAAAGAAAATGGATCATGGGGTGTTTCTAAAGCATCACAAATATTTTTTTGGAAATTATATAATCTTTTAAGTGATGATAATAAAAAAGAATGTTATTTTTATGAATTAAACAGAGAATGTAGATTATTATCATATTTTGTTGATTTTAAAGTAGGAAATAAAATCATTGAATTTAATGGTGATAAATGGCATGCAAATCCTAAAAAGTATAATAAAAATGATTGTCCAAGACCATTAGGAAAAAGAATTCCTTCTAGTGAAATTTGGAATAATGACATTAAAAGGAATTCTTTGTTAATGGAGAATGGTTATAATATATATGAAGTTTGGTTAAGTGATGTAAAAAAATGTGAAGAAAAGGAATTACAAAAGTGTTTGGATTTTATTAATTGATAATTTCAAAATAATCATAAGAAAAGGTAGCAGAACATTCTAAATAACCTTCTCCTTCTCTATATGATAATGTTATATCATTTAATTCAAAAGGAAATACATTAACATATTTCAATGATAATAATCTTTTATGGTAATTATCATAAATTAATAAATTAGCATCAACAGAATATTCATTTATACCTAATCCTATTTTATCATTATTATTATTAACATTACTTAATCATTGATAAATTAATAATCAGTTTGTAAAGGATTCATCAACATCAAAAGAAACATTAAAAGGATTATATTTTAAATTTGAGTTAATTCTTTTTGTATCATTTCCTTGTCAATTTAACTCATCAACATTAAAGGAACATCCTGGTAATATAGTATTATATAAATGTAGTGTTAATTTTTTACTATCATTTAATGTAGAAGAGAATGGTAATTTAGGAAATGATAGTTCAAAATTATTTCCTGATGATTGATTTATTGGAAAACAGCCCATTATTCATCTCCCTGAATTATTTCATAATTAGAAATAATTTGACTTGATTCATCTTTATATCCAGAGAGATGCATTGTTTCATATAAACCACTATTATCTTTATTTTTTAGATGTAAATACATATTTTCAATTTGTTTAGTATCAGTAAGGGGTTGAATAGTATATGTATGAACAGTAAAATCTAAAGTTCAATTAATGGTTCTGTAATTATCTTCTGGAATTTCAATACCTACATCTGGTGTTACATTAGTAAGAATAACTTTACAATCAAAGTAATTATCTATTTCAGGGATATTAACTCTTATCATAACATAAGGTGTAAAATAGGGCATTATTTGTTCTAAAATTTGATCTAATTCATTATGATAAAGAGAAGATATTGCTAATTGATAATCAATGGTATAAGGAATTAAACTTTTATGATAAGAAGTCCCATCACAAGATGGAATTTTAATATCTTTATTTGTTCCTCTTTCATTAACTGTTGGAGTGATAGCAGTAATATAACCTGATATCATAGGCAATCTTTTTTCTTTTTTTCTTGTATATATTCAATGATAAAATTTTTGTTTAGGTGCATAAATTAATGGAACAGTAACATATTTAGTTATAATTCCTTCTTCATTATATTTTGCAATTTTGATATTATTGAATACATCAAGAAATCTTATAGTTGTTTTTCTTATTGTATTGAAATGAAAATAATTATCCATTTTAACCTACTTTTTTAATATATGTTTTGTAATCTGAATCAGATAAAGCACCAACTTCATAAGCATTTTCTATGATTTCTTTTACTTCTTCTTTTTCTTGTTTTGTTAATTTATTTTGTAATTTTTTATTATAAAAAATATCAAATTGTTCTTCTGGATCACCTGACATAAGAGCTGTTTTTATAATATGTAAATCTTTTTTACTTTCATTTAAATATAAATCAATTTTATCTAAAACATTCATTTTATTATCCTTTTAATCTAATGTATTATATCCATAATAAGAACCATCTACTGAATTTCCTTGATTTTCACTTTCTTCTTCTATATAATCATTATCACCATAAGCAGATAATTCTTTTGTAGTAACATCATTATTTATATCAGGAAATAATGAATTATCTGGTTCATAAAAAATCATATCATTTGTTGAATCTGATTCTTCTGCTGTTCTATAAGGTCTGCAAATAAATTCTCAAACAAGTTTTTTACCTTGAAAAATTTTACTTTCAGCACCTACATCTACAATTTCATATATATTATTATTTCATAATGTTTTAATAACATCACCTGGAACAGGTTTGTATGATAAATTACCATATTCTGTTGCAATATCTCTAATAAAAACAGATTTAGTAATTCACATATATTGTATTAAATCTTCAGATGATAAACCAAATGAATCTAAAATTTGCATTTCTTCTGTTGGTTCATATAATAATTTAGTAGAAAATCCTTGTGTAAATTCTGCATTAGGGTCTTCTCCATATAAAGGATCAACATGTCCTATTTTATCTTTAATATAATATAAAACTGGGAATCCTGATATATCATTCATTTCAGAAGTAACAGAATCAAACAAATCATATTCTTGTTCTGTTTGATTTAAATCTAATAATTCTCATTCAGGTTTCATGTAATATTCCTTATTTTGTAATTAAATAGTTTCCTGCTATTGCTTGATCAAAAGTAATTGTTAGACTATTATCATTAGTAAAAGTGATTTCATTAGGAGAAATAACTTTATAACTTGTATCTGTACAGGTAACATGTACTATTCTTTGTCCTAAATTATGTGTAATTGTTCAAGTTGTTGCTGATGATTTTGATCCTGAAATACTATGTGAATAATAACTACCATGTTGTCCATCTAATGTATCTGCATCTAAACCAGATCCGGGGCGTTTTAATCTTTGTTAACACATCACTAGCGGTATATGAAGATGAATTTAATTTATTATCAAGTGCAGTCTGTAACCCATCAACATTAGAAATAATATGATTATGACTATCATCTGCTACTGTTGCAGTTATAGAAACATTACCAAGATTTGTCATTGTTCCTGATCCGGTAACATCACCAGTTAAAGTAATTACTGGATCAGAAGTATGAGAAGTTGTTAAAGTAACATTTGAAGATCCATCAAAAGAATTTTTTAACATTTAACACCTCTATTAACTATAATTACTTACATTTACTAATTGATAATAATTACTAGCACCAAATATATTATCACCAATAGCATATCTTGACATAATACCTAAACTAGGCTGAAAACTATCTTGTCCTGTATTAGATAAAAATGTTTGTAAATAAGGCATATAAAAAATACCAGCATCTAATTCTGATCTTCCTTTATATCCAATTAAAAATTTATCATCTGTTCAAAAAATGTTTCTGTATAAAGATTTTCCATTTACTGTTCCAGCATAATAAATATTATCGTGTTCATTTTCATTAGCAATTGCAACAGAAAAAGATGTGCTTGATTCTAATACTGTAGAAATATTTGGAGATGCTATAATAAAATTACCAACACCATGATTAGTGTTTACTCCAATAGTATTACATTTTGAAATTACATAAGGTAAAAATGAATTATATTTATCTGATTTATTATCACCAGCAATTGTACTAAAATCTAATGATCCAGTAGTAGCTTTTGATTCCATTGTTGAAATAATTTCATAATCAATTTCAGCAGCAACTTCT